CATAATGCAACCTTCCCCCATCAACAAAATCTAGTTGATGTAATAGAGGGTAAAGACCCAGGCTGGCTTCATCCTAATATGAAGTATGAGAAGGGTCTAAATAACAACCGCATACTTTTAAACATACCTCCTAACCACGCCAAGTCAATTACAATTACAGTTGACTACGTAACCTGGCTACTATGTCAGAACCCAAACTTTAGAGTTTTAATAGTTTCACAGACCCAGCGATTAGCTGGTGACTTTCTCTACGCCATCAAGCAACGACTGACTCACCCGATGTACGAGGACCTACAAGCAGCATACGCTGCTGGCGTAGGGTTCAAATCTAAATCAGCCTCCTGGCAAGCAACCCGTGTTACCTTCGGGGATGAATTGCGTGAATCCAGTGAGAAGGATCCCAATATAGAAGCAGTTGGTATTGGCGGTCAGATCTACGGTAAACGAGCAGATATGATCATAGTAGATGATGCTGTTACTTTATCTAATGCCAATGACTTTGAACGACAGATCAAGTGGTTAACACAAGATGTTAGATCTCGTCTTAACCCAACAGGTAAGTTAATTATTATTGGTACCCGTGTAGCCTCTGTAGATTTATACAAGGAGCTACGCAACTCAGATAGATATCCTGGTGGCCTAGTACCTTGGACCTATCTAGCAATGCCAGCCCTATTAGATACTAATGAGGATCCCGATAAGTGGGTTACCTTATGGCCTGCCTCTGATCAACCCTTTGATGGGCAAGAGGAAACAGACAAGAATGAGGATGGTCTATATCCTCGCTGGTCTGGTAGAAATTTATTTAACGAACGTCAATCTATGGATGCCTCAACTTGGGCGCTCATCTATCAGCAACAAGATATATCAGATGATGCAGTCTTTGATCCAGTATGTGTTAGAGGATCTATTGATGGTATGCGAAAGAGTGGTGGTTTAAATCCAGGCTATCCAGGTCATCCTAAAGATACTCAAGGCTTTACTTATATTTGCGGTCTTGATCCTGCAATGGTTGGGGACACTGCTGCTGTTTGTTATGCTATTGATCGTGCTACCCATAAGCGTTATATTGTTGATGCTATCAAGATTTCAAGGCCATCTCCAGCGCAGATTCGCCAATTAATATTTGACTGGACAGATCTATATAAGCCTAGCGAATGGATCGTAGAGCGTAACGCTTTCCAATCTTTCCTAACGCAGGATGAAGGTATACGCCAACATCTTGCAACTCGTGGAGTTGTACTCCGTGAGCATCATACTGGTAATAACAAGTGGGACTCAGGATTCGGTGTGGCTTCTATGTCCACACTGTTTGGAACAAAGCAGCACGATGGCAAACACCACAGAGATAATCTGATTCATTTGCCTAGTGATCAAACCGAGAATGTCAAAGCTCTAATAGAGCAGTTGATAACTTGGTCACCTGCCACTAAGGGTAAGACCGATATGGTTATGGCTCTTTGGTTCTGTGAGATCAGGGCAAGAGAAATGATTAACTATGGTCAATACCAAAGTCATCATCTAAAGAATCCGTTTCTATCCAATAGAGAAAAGGCTAAGCGGATGGTTATAAATATTGATGAACTACTATTACAAAAAGATAAAACATTTATCTAAGGAGAAAAGTTGTTAACACCTAAAGAGGTAGTTGCGAAAGCAGCTCGTATACAAACTCGGTATGCCGCTAGAGATCAACGTATGCGTGATGTTCTATCGGTACGCCAAGGTGATATATCAAAAGTATATCCATCTATGTTTTCCGAGGATTATCCAAAGCCATTAGTTGCTAACTTCGTAGATGTAGCTGCCCGTGACTTAGCAGAGGTAATGGCACCACTGCCATCCTTTAACTGCTCTGCAACCAATATGGTATCTGATACTCAGCGCCGTGCTGCTGATATGAGAACTCGTATTGCTAATTATTATGTAACCTCATCTGATCTACAGATCCAGATGTACCAAGGTGCTGACTGGTTTAATACCTACGGTATGTTGCCAGCAATGATTGAAATGGATTACGAGACAAACAATCCTCGTATTCGTTTACTAAATCCTTTTGGTGTTTATCCTGAGATGGATCGCTTTGGTAGAACTGTATCTCTAGTACAGGTTGTATCTACAGATGCTGAGACTTTAGCAGCGCAGTACCCAGAGTACGCAACCCAGATTATGCCACACAATAGATGGCAACAGGGTTCCCCATCAGTATCTTTGGTTCGTTATCACGACAAAGATCAAGACTTAATATTCTTACCAGAACGTCAGAACTTAATATTAGCTAACATACCTAACCCAGTAGGTAAGTGTCTAGCAAATGTAGCAATGAGATCCTCCCTTGATGGTGAGGCTCGTGGTCAGTTTGATGACATTCTATCTGTTCAGTTAGCCCGTGCTCGCTTTGCAGTATTGCAGATTCAAGCTGCTGAGAAATCTATTCAAGCACCTATTGCTATTCCACAGGATGTACAAGAACTTGCTTTGGGACCAGATGCGATTATGCGTTCTGCTAATCCACAAGGTATTCGTAGAGTTCCACTAGAACTACCAGCAGGAGTATTTACAGAGTCTGGTGTATTAGAGCGTGAACTTCGTATGGGTGCTCGTTATCCAGAAACTCGCTCAGGTAATATTGATGCCTCTGTTGTAACTGGTCGTGGTGTACAAGCACTACAAGCAGGATTTGATACACAGGTTAAAGCAGCGCAAGCACAGTTTGCTCGCTTGTTTACCGAAATGGTATCTCTATGCTTTGAAGTAGATGAGAAGATCTTTGGTAGTGTAACTAAGCAAATTAAGGGAACCGATGACGGTACACCTTATACAATGAAATATATTCCATCTCGTGATATTAAAGGCGAGTATGGTGTAGATGTACGTTACGGCATTATGTCTGGTATGGATCCTAACCGAGCCATCATTGCATTACTACAAATGCGTAGCGACAAATTAGTATCAAGAGATTATGTACGCCGAGAAATCCCTATGGAGTTAAATGTTACGCAAGAAGAACAAAGGGTGGACATTGAAGAAATGCGTGATTCTCTTCGTGTTGCTGTTGCCCAGTATGCTCAAGCTATACCGGCTCTTGCCTCGCAAGGTCAAGACCCATCTCAGGTTATTACTAGAATCGCTGATGTCATTCAAGGCAGACAAAAAGGATTACAACTAGAAACAATTATTGCAAAGGCATTTGCTCCAGAGCCAGTGGCTCCGCACCATAATGCCAGAACAACAAGTTCCAGTAGCAGGAGTGGCCCCCGCCCCTGCCTCGCAGCCAACTCCAGAACAACAAAGCGGAGTGGCCCCTGCTGCTGGTCAACCTCAACCAGATATCGCACAACTACTCGCCTCTATCGGCGGCGCAGCATAATAAGGGAGGTGAATAAATGAACAAGGGATCACAAGCGAAAGCAGTAGAAGCAAAGCCTGTAGAGCCAAAGAACGCACCTAAGCCAACAACTGGAAAGGTATTCTTCGGATACACACCAGCAGGTCGTAAGGGCAAGAAGGCTTAAATTATTTTAAATGATAGGAGCACTGGGTGGACAAAGATAACAATCTTAATCGCCCAGTGCGTCTGTCTGATTACTTCGTAATAGTATCAGGATTTTTTTTAAATTTAACATCAGTAATAGAAGCACTTGCAGATGATCTGCACCAATTAGCTATCTATCATTCAAACCAAAAAACTTATGAGACGAAAGTCTGGCAAGACTTCGCACAAGATTTAGAAACTTTAAAGGAGGACTAGTATGTCAATGATGAATCCAATTGCTGGTCCAGCAGGCCCAGGAGAATTTTCAACAAGAACAGATTTACCTCCATCAAAAGAATATGGTGACAGGAAACAAACTGCAGAAATAATTGCAGGAGCCGCAACATCAACAACTCCTGGTATTGCAGATACCCAAATCAAACAACAATCAGTAGGTAAAACATCAGCAGCAGTTACCCCATTGTTTGCAGACACAGAGCGTAAAGATGAAGATATTAAAAAAGGTTTATACGATAATACCTTAATGATGCAGTCAAAGTTTGCAGAACAAAAACTTTCAGATGCTCTTGCTACAATGCTTCCCTACGACACTACTGGAGAGATAGGTATTCTTTACCAACAGGCTGTTGCTAGAGGTATGTAGTGGATATAAATGCAAAATTAAAAGTTGCTGCACAACAGGCCGGTCTCACTCCTGAGCAGTATAAACAAATTGAAGGCCTAGGTAAACTAGTAACCTCTCATCAAAATTTAAATCGTTTACCTCAAGCACAAGCTGAGCAAGCGTTTTCTCAATTAACTAAAGACCAACAAGATGCTCATATCGCTATGTTTGGTGGAGAAGATCCTGCTGTACCAGAAAAACGAAGTCTTTTAGGTAGTGCATTTTATTATGTAACTCAACCTATTAAACAAACAATTGGTCGTACCTTTAGCGCATTAAATGAAGTGTCAGATTTTATGACTCGTTTATATCGTACTGGTGCTATTGCAGCAGATCAAGGTGTAAACCTAGGTAAAGCATTTGAAATTGCAAACGATAAAGGCGATAAGGTATTTAGCCCAGATCGTATTAAAAAAGCGCAAGATAAATATGGAAATGATTATGTATCAGTTGCAATGAAAATTGCTTCAGGTACTTCTCTTGCTGAAATTGCAGCCAAGGGAACAGAGCCAGAAAAACAAATAGCTGCTAAAGCAGCACAGTTGCGAGAAACTGGCGAAATAGATTTTCTATTACAAGATTCATTAGACGCAGTACAGGCAGCCAAATACTCTCCTGGTCGTTTAGTCGCTAACATACTTACACCTGAAAGTTTAGAAGGTTCTGGCGCTTTATACAAAGGTATATCAGGTTTTGTTGATGGTGCATACAGAGTATTTGCAGATCCAACACTTGCTTTAGGTAAAGCTAAAAAAGCATATGATGCAACAAACTATGCTTTATTTAAAATTGTTGGTAATGTTGGAAAAGTAGATGACGTATTTAAGAATCCAAATGTTGTAGGACTATTTGATCGTTATGGAGAGCAATTAGATAATTTAGCTAAAGCTCGTAAAGCAAACGATCCTAAGGCTATGACTGAAGCATCAACTCAATTAAAGCGTATTGCTCCTGAGTTTGGTCCTGCAGCAGTTGATGAGTTTATTCGTGGTGGTGTTAAAGACGCTACTACTGCTAAATCATTTTTAGCAAATGGTGAGGATATGAGAGCTATCCTAAGTGGACAAGGTGCTCGTAAGACTCCATTAATTCCTAGACTAGATACTGCTCGCAAAGCAAGAATTAATTTTTATACTGCTGCAAATAAAGTATTTGATATAGATAAAGTAGGTCAAAGAATTGTCAGTTCTCTTTATGGATCTGATCAAATTCAAACTGAAGATATCATTACTGGCCTTACAAGCAGAGCTGAAGATATTGCTGTTCAAGAAAAAAAGGTTGGAAAGATTCGTCAAGATGGATCTATTCGCTTAACTAGAGATACTATTCAAGGAAAGATTGATAGGTTTGCTCGTAAGTTTTCAACCATTCCATACTTTAAAGATGGCTGGTTTGACGTTAACTCTCCAGATGGAGCAACACAGGTATATCGTTTAGCTCGTTTATCTAATAGCAGATATCACTCTAAAATTATTGCAGAGGCTTTTTCTGCTGGTGATGAAGGACAAAAGAAACAGATCTTCAAAGGTATATGGAATACTATTGCTGAAGTTCGTGGTGTAAGTAAGACTAAAATTGGTATTGATAATTTAGCTGAGCAAGCAGGAACTGCTAGAGCAAAACAATATGCACCTACTATAGTTACTAAAAGATCAGTAAATGAATTTGGTGATGAAGTAATTGAGCGATCAAACCCTGCTAATTTTGATGGTGAACAAATGGCTATCTTTGGGTATCAATTGTCCTCTGGTATCGCAGTTCCATCAATTGTAGATTTAGATAGACTATCTGCTCGTGCAGGATTAGTAGATAGAATGTTTGGCGTATCCCACTCTAAGTGGGCAGATCGTATGACCTCATTCTGGTCATTTGGTACTATCGCAGGACCTCGTTTCCCAGTGCGTAACGCAGCAGAAGATCTTATGGTTCACGTTGCTGCAGGTGATTCTACTTGGGGATTAGTAAAGGGTCGTATTCTTTCAACCCGTTTACGTCTTGCTAGTAAAGATCAAAAACTTGGATTTATAAATAAGTTAATTCGTAGATCTGATTTACAAAAATATCAAGATGAACTAGCACCACTTATTGCTGCAGGCGATACGCAAGGTGTTCAGACAGTTATGGCTAGAGCATTACTAGAAGATGGACTGGGTCATAAGTTTGATAAAGTAGGATCAGAGATCCTTGCACAACACGCTAGACTAGGATACCTACCAGATACATTAGCTACAGTATCTGAAGGTGGTAAGTATGGTGTATTAGGTGCTGATCAATATCTAAACGTTACAGATGATGTTTCTAAATTTGGTACCAATATGGGTGCTTTAGAATTTGATAAGATTAAATACAAAAAAGATTTTGGTTCAGACTTTACTGAGTTTAATCCAGTAATGAATCAACAGGCCCGTATCTCTTGGTTTGTACAATTAAATGTACTAGCCAATGATGAGCTAGGCGGTATTGCTATGCGGTATATGGGCGATACTCCACAAGCTAAAGAACAAGCAGTAAAAGAAATTACAAAGTATCTTGATAACCTACCTGAAAAGGCTAGAAATAGATTTGAGGCTATTGCTAACGGCAAAGTAACTACTAAAGGTCTTGCAGAAAGAACATATGATGCTACTAAAGCGTATGTATCTAAGCGAGATGGTAGTATCAATAAGGATCTATTATCTAAAATTCGTCAGGTAGATGAAGATGGTGTAGTAAATATTAATCCAAGAGGTCTTGGGTTAGAAGATCTGCCGGATAAGATGAACGCAGAATTAGCGCCAGAGTTTATCTCTGGACCCACCATTATACCTTTATCTGATTCTGATAATTTTGCTGTATCTTTTATGGATAAATCTTGGGACTATATGGGCGAAGCAAATGCTCGTTTCTCAAGAGAACCTTTAGTTCTAGAAGCAATAGTTAGAACTCGTAAAGATATGAGAGCATCTGGCTTTGAAGATAATATCATTAATAAGTTTACTGCTAATAAGTCAGGCAAAGCATTAGAAGATGCTAAACTAGAAGCCGAAAGACACATAGTTACACTTGCTGAAGATTTAGCTAAGAATAGAGTTTTATCTTATGTAGATAATCCTGCAGTTCGTAGTCAGTTGGCTATGTCTGTTCGCAACTTTGCTAGATTCTACCGAGCAACCGAAGATTTTTATCGCCGTGTGTATCGTACTGTTAGATATAACCCAGAAGCACTAACAAAAGCATCATTGACTTATGAAGGTGTAACTCATTCTGGATTTGTTCAAACAGATGATAATGGAGATCAGTACTTTTTCTATCCAGCATTAACTCCTGTTTATAAGGTAATGGCTGGAGTAGCTAATCTATTTGGTGTTAAGGATGCTTTCCAAGTTCCAATGCCTGTAGAGTTTGGTGCAAAGTTAAAGATGATCACACCATCCTTGAACCCAGATTCTTTATTCCCTACATTTGCTGGACCTATTGCCTCAGTCCCATTAAAGATGATAGGCAACGTAGTACCGCAGGTTAAAGATCTTGAACAGTATCTACTGGGTGCTTACGGTGAAGATCAACCTATGATCTCTGCTGTATTGCCATCTCATATCAATAGAGCACTAGCTGCCCTTGATAGAGATGAACGTAATTCACAATTTGCATCAGCTTTCCGTAAAGGTGCAACCTATCTAGAGGCTTCAGGTCACGGATTAAAGCCGGTATTTAATGAAGCAACAGGTCAGTTTGAAGCACCATCTGCTGGTGAGATAGCAGCATATCAGGACAAGTTACAGTCATCTACAATGACTGTTTTGTTTATGAGATTTGCTTTTGGATTTATAGCACCAGCATCACCACAAGTAACCTTAAAGTCAGATATGGCTAAATGGGTAAGAGATAATGGTGCTACCAACTTTAAACAAGTATTTAATCAATTAATTGAACAATCTAATGGAAGTATTGATAAGGCCACTGAGGAATGGATTAGATTATATCCAGATCAAATGCCTTACACAGTATCTGAGTCAGATCGTAATACTGTTGCTTGGGTACGAGCAGTTGAAGATGCTGGAAACTGGATTGACCAGAACGGTAGTTTGTTAAAGAAGTATCCACAAGGTGCTGCTTTTCTAATACCAAGAGTCGGTGAGTTTGATTTCAATGCCTACAAGTTGCTATCAAAATCTGGTATTAAACGAAATAAAACATTAACTGAATTTTTAACGGATGTAAGTTCGGCCAGAGATATCCAGTATTACTATCAACAAAAAGATAGTTTTGAACAACAGATATCTATGCTGCCTTCATCTCCAATGAAGTCTCAACTTCGTAACCAATGGCAAACTTGGTCAGAACAATACAAGGGCGCTAGACCATTACTACAAGATAAACTTGGCGCAGGTGGTCAACGTCAGATTGAAAGAGTTAGAGCGCTAGAAGATCTACGCAAACTAGTAAATGATCCAGAAATTAAGACACAAACAAATGCTAAATCAACACTTGGCCAAATGGTTTTAGCGTATGATAACTATACAGCGCAACGTGATTCCATTACTTTTGGTGGAGGTCAGGCTCAAGACTTTAATGATATGTTGAAATCTAATATCAAGACAGAGTTAGAAAGAATAGCATCAACAAATTCAAATGCTCAAGCAGCATATGATGTTCTATTCTCTAGGTTAATAGGAGACTAATGGTATCAACGACAAATCCGTTACCACAACAAACAGGTTGGCAGGGTCAGATAGTACAGTCTGGTTCTACTATGTCTGGTGGAACAGCCTCAGGGACTGGAACAGCAAACCCAGATGCTATTTATATTAATGGTCTTACTAATGAAAAACGTAAAGCTCTTGCAATTCTATTAAATAATGCTGGTATTAAAGTTCCTAAAACTGGTAACTTCTCAATGCAACTTGTTGCTGGATTTACCCAAGCTAAACTTGCAGCACAATTTGAAAGGCAAGCACTAGGTCAAGCAGTTGATCCTAAGGATCAAATAAAAGTAACTACCGATTATTTAATAAAAACTGTACCTGAGGTGCAGGGTGGCGGAACAGCAAATGTAAAAGCCACAATCTCAGATCCTACTACTGCAACTGCATTAATCAATGCAGTAAGTCAGAACCTTGCTGGTCGTGGTGCTACAGAGGAAGAACTTGCTATATACCTACCAGCACTTCGTAGAGCGCAGGCTGCAAACCCTGTTGTGTATGGAGATACTACAACTACTGGTGGCATAAATGAAGAACAATTTTTAATTGAACAGATCTCACAAACAGATGAAGTAAAAGCTAATAAAGTTCTTGGATTTTATGATGCCTTTAAAAATGCGATAGGGGTTGTCTAGTGGCTGTAAAACTTCCAGAGAATACCTACATATCTCAGGTAATCAATCCTGGCCTTGATAAAAGAATACCTTTAGGTGTAGTTAATGCTGTGTTTTCTAGAGATGGAGCAATAGTCGGTTTCGTAACTGACGGCAAGTTCTATGAACTAGGTTCAAAACCTGCAAAGGCTGAGGCTAAAAAGATTGAAACAGCATTTGACATTGATGAATTAAATAAATCTTTGCCTAATGGCGGTATTAATATTAAATATGTTAGAGATTACCTAACAAGTGATAGTCCAGAATTAGCAGACGCTGCTGAAAAAATTATACAATTACAGGCTTCTGGTATTTGGGATATGAATGGCAAGCCAAAGACTATAGCTAGTGCTAAAGAATTTGGAAGAATAAATGTTACCCAAGCCCAGATTGATCAAGAAGCTACTCGTATTGAAAAAGAAAGACAACAATCTAAAACTAAAGATTTTAATAAAAAGAAGGCAGCAAACGCTGCTGCACAACAAGCAGGAAATGCTTTACCTTATCCAGATTTAAGCAATGCTCCTGAGAAGGCTGCTGAAGTAACATCAGTAAGTGGTCTTAAAACTAGTGCAAGTGGTGGTCAAGAAGGTGCTACACCACGTTACACACCTGGTAATTACTTTACATACCAAGGACCTATTAGCCAGGCTGGTAAGCCAGCAAATAATGCAGTAGTCGGTGGTGCTACTGGTGGTAAAGCGGCTGGTGGATCTAGTGCAGGCACTGGTGGTGCTGCAGGCATTGGTGGTGGAACTACTACTGCAAAAGGTAAAAAGACTCCTTACACTATTGATGAAATCTACGGTTTAGTAGCACAAAATTATGGTCCTATTGATTTAATATTTAAGAGCAATCCAGAGTTAAAAGAATTATTACTTAAATCAATTGGCAAAGATCAAGTTCCTGGTACTGGCGATGATTATACAGCAGATCAGTTTACTAAGATGCTTGAGAATACTTCTTGGTTTAAATCTAATGCTAGTGCTATTCGTCAAAGAGGATTCTACAAACGTCAATATGATGAACTTCGTAAGACTACAGACGATCTAGCATCTTTAGATAGAACTAGTGAGTATGGTCGTGGTTTAACAGCAACCAAACAAAGAGTTGCAGATGCTGCTAAGTCTGCAGGTATTTCACTAGATGCAGATACATTAGATCTAGTATCAAGAGATATATACGATCTTGGATATGAAAATACTCCAGCAATTATTCAACAGCAAATTAGAGCAAGACTTAAATATAAGCCTGGTCAAGTATTAGGTGGTGCTGCTGGTGAACAACTACAAGCATTAAAGGCAACTGCTGCTGCAAATGGTCTAGACCTAGAGAAAAACTTTGGCACACAACTACAAACTTGGCTACAGAATATAAACCAAGGAGAGTCTGTTGAGACCTATAAACAAATTATTAGAGGTGCAGCTAAGTTAGGATTACCTGACAAAGTTGGCAGTTTGCTAGATTTGGGTGTTGATTTAGATACTGTATATCAACCATATAAAAATATTATGTATCAGGTACTAGAAGTAAATCCTGAGACTATCAATGTTAATGATGCAACTCTACGCAAGGCTATAGGTCCAGATAAAGAGATGAGTCTTTATGAATGGCAGGATTTCTTAAAGAAAGATCCACGCTGGCAATATACAAACAATGCTAGAGAATCAGCATATGATGCTGCACAGACTGTCTTAAAAGACTTCGGAATGATAGGTGGCTAATGGCTAGACCAGTAGATATGGAAGGTGGCAGTCCTTCACTTTTAAGCCCTGAGGCAAAACTTGCTGAATATCAAAAAGTAGTTAAGTCAGCAGGAGGTACACCTACAGCTACTGCTGCTACTTTTGGTGGTGGCCCAACTGTTACTAGCACCTTCTATACAGGTACTGGTGCTAATAGAGTTAAAGTAGATGTCTATTCAGATGGAACTACTAAGCAAACTGCTGCTCCTGAAGCAACAGCACAACCTGCTCCTGCTACTAAAACTGTAGTAAGCACATATACAGACCCACAAACTGGAGATGTCTATAGTGTATTTAATGATGGATCTAAAGCTAAGTTAGCAACTGGTGGACAAGAACTTGCTAAAAGACAATCTGCATATGATGTGTTATTAGAACAATTTTCTCAGTATGGTATGGAATCTCTAGTGACTCCATTAAAAGATTTAATTACAACCTCTGTATCACCGTCAGAATTTGCATTACGCTTACGTCAATCAGAACAATATAAACAACGTTTTGCTGGAAATACAGCAAGAATTGCTAAAGGTTTAAAAGCATTAGATGAGGGAACTTATATTGCCCTTGAAGATAAGTATCAATCTCTTATGCGTAACTATGGACTACCAGCATCCTACTATGCAAAGGGTGATCTAGGTCGTCAAGAAGGTTTTGAAAAACTAATTGCTAATGATGTTAGTGCAGCAGAATTAGAGGATCGTATTCTTATAGCACAAGATAGAGTTATTAAAGCAGCACCTGAGATTAGCGCTGCACTCAAGAAGTTCTATCCTGATATCACTAGTGGTGATATTCTTGCTTATACTCTTGATCCAACAAAGGCACTATCTGATATTAAGCGCAAGGTAACTGCAGCAGAAATTGCAGGAACAGCATCTAAGTATGGTTTAACTACATCTGACATTGATGCTGAATATTTAGCAAGATATGGCGTAACCAAGGAAAAGGCAGAACAGGGATACGCAACAGTTTCAGATCTACTATCTCGTGGTAGACAACTTGGTGATTTCTATAAAGCACCATACACACAAGAGATGGCAGAAGTTGAAGCATTTGGTTTACCTTCATATGAAGAATCTAAGAGACAACGTAAACGTCTTGCAGCACTTGAGCAAGCCTCATTTACTGGACAAGCAGGAACCACACCTGGCGCACTAAGCCGAGAACGAGCTGGTTCCTTTTAACTAAGCCTGCCATCAGAACCACCGGCCTGATGGAGAGATAACAATACCGGTAGTAGAAGCCATACAGATATCCCCGAACTGTATGAGGTCTGCGTAACTACAACGAATGGGAGATGGACTATGTCCAACTATGACTACGAGGATGACGACCTGGAAGATTCAGGTAATGATCTCGTAAAACAACTGCGCAAAGCTAATAAGCAAAAAGATAAAGAGTTAGCAGATCTTAAATCTAACTTTGAATCTTTAAATAAAGCGCAGAGGGAACGAGCAATCAAAGACGCCCTTGCAAGTCGTGGAGTAAATACGAAGATCGCTTCATTTATCCCACAGGATATAGACCCAACTGAGGAGTCTGTATCAAAATGGCTAGAAGCAAATGCAGATGTATTTGGTCTTCAAGCCGAAACATCCCAACAACCTAATGTAGATCCTGCTCAAGCGGCAGCCTATAAGAAGATGAGTGCAGCAACCGAGGCTGGTATGACACCAGATCGTGGTGCTGATATTTATCAAAAACTTATGAAGGCTAATACCCGTGAAGAGTTAGATCAAGTCATTAGGGAATCTGGGATATAAATCCTACTAACGAAAGGCAATACCTAAATGGCTCTACCTACAGGTAGTTTCACCGGTACTGGCGATATCAGCAATCTCGTAAAAGCTGCGTATGATCAATACGTTAGAATGGCGCTTCGCTCCATTCCAGTTATGCGTTCATTAGCTGATGTAAAACCAGTACAACAGGCAATGCCAGGATCATCAGTTGTATTCTCAATCTATTCTGACTTAGCACAAGCTACTTCTACACTGACAGAAACTCTTGATGTTTCCTCTATTGCTCTTGGTAACCCATCACAAGTTACCGTAACACTTAACGAGTACGGCTCAGCCGTTACTACAACTAAGAAGTTAAACCTAACTTCTTTCAACGATGTAGATGCAGCACTTGCTGACATCATTGCATACAACGCTGCAGATTCTATTGACTCTGTAGTAGCCGCAGTTCTAACTGGTGGAACCAACGTAATCTACGGTGGAAACGCTACAACAACTAACACAATTGATGCAGCAGATACAATCTCTGTTGCTGATATTCGTAATGCTGTTACAGAACTACGCACCAACAAGGCTCTGCCTCGTCTAGGTGAGTTGTACGCAGCATACCTACACCCACGTCAAGCAGCCGACCTTCGTGCCGAATCAGGTACCGGAGGATTCCAGGATATCGTTAAGTACACAGACAATGTGTCAAAGACAATTATCCCTGGCTCAGTAGGTGTAATTGAAGGTGCTTTCGTTGTTGAAACACCTCGTGTTCCTTACGCAGCGAACACAAACTCACCAGCAGTAAACGTCTACAAGGCGGTTGTTGCAGGTCGTGAGGCTCTAGCAGAAGCTATGGGTCAAGATATCAATACCGTAATCGGACCAGAGATTGATGCT